CTTAAGAAGGTTCCAATTGGTCCATTTTTCGAAAATTTCGGACAAGGGGCAGTTTGTTACTGAAACTGAACCGGTCGCTAAGAAAGCCAAGAGAAATAACTGTACCACATGCTATCTATCACCTTGCGAATGTAATGCGCAAATTATTACAGTTCCTGTAAAAACAGAAGCAGATATGATAAACGTATATAGCTCAGAAGAGGAGATGGAAGTATTTTTAGCTGAAAATACACGTTTTGGATGTTAACAATTTTATTTAATAAACATTAAACACCTCCACTTGTTGAAGGAGCCTCAATAACTCGAACTGTACCAGTTCGATTAATACCTGTTGGCAAAACAGAAGGCCCTATAGTTATCGTTGGTGATAAACTATGAGCTGCAATTTTTATTCCAAAAATATAAATTAAGGATTGAGAAGAAGTAGCAGTAGGGAGTGGAGCAATCGCAAATCCAGTCGTAATAGTTACTCCTGTAGAAAAGCTTACAGCACCAAGTGTAGTTAAAGCAGCTGTGCCAAACCAATCAAGCTCCACTCTAAACCATCTGTCTGCAGAGGCCTCATTAAATACTATCGTATTTCCAGGAAGCGGAAGTTCTATAGGAATGTTGTTAAACTCAGGTACCAAACCTAAGAAAGGTGAAGTATTCGAATATGTGTTCACAGAACTAAACATAGCATACTGATTCGTCTCGCCTAGACGAGTAAACAATTTAGGCTTCAATAACTTAACCTGATAAGTCACATGTAACTGGCCGATATTAACTCCAGAACCCTGAAAACCGGTGGTGGCAATTTGAAACCGACCCAAATGATACAATCTAGGATCCGTAAAAGGAGGAGGATTAGCTTGGTTCAGACAATACAGCTCATTAATAGTAGTTTGACGAGGATCACACTCAATCATATGAAGAGTATTCACAGAAGGTTTACAACTAGTTGAAAACTCGTAGTTCAACATCTCAAGCTTATTCGTGAAAGGTTCGTCTGCAACATCGTATTGTGTAGCCATCATAACTGAACCAAGCGCAGTATTAACTGAATTTAGTGCATCAGCTGATGTAGACATGAACTGAAACACACATCCTTCCATCTCGTACTGCTCATAATTCGCAGCTAATTGAGAAAGGAAGGGAAAAGTATCCTCATTAGCAGCATTAATTAGATATGAATTAATACTGAAATCACCAGGGGTTTTAGCAGTAAAAACGTCTCCTAGATACTCCTGAAAGCGGATAACAGTACCACCACCTGAAGACAGATTACTAATTTGAGGTAATCGACCAGAAAGTAAGACATTCTTCCTTACAGTGTAATCGCCTAATCCCATCAGTGAAGTAGCAAGGGTTTGCAACCCTCCACCTGCAAATTCTCCTAGTTTGGCACCTAAAAGACCGCCATATCGTCGACCAAAAGAATCATTGGCATTCATTGTATAGTCTCCTCGACCTGTAATTCGACGCCTCCAATATCGTTTCTTCCAGTAATCGGCAGCTGGCAAATCCTTCTTAATCCTCCAAAATCTCTTAGGTTGAGATACCGCATACGGTATAGGGCCTTTAGCATAGCTCTTTTTTCCTTTAGGTTCCTTACTCATTTCAACTTCTTGAACTTCGCCTCGTTGATATGACTTATTTTTTCTAGCCGGGATGTAAGTCTCGGAACGTTCTCTCTTCTTCGCAGAAACTGACATATAGACGTGCGTTGCACGTGATTTTACTTTTCTAGGAAAAGTGGATAGCACGTGGGGGACAACGGTCCGGGGGACAACGGTCTAAGGTAATATTGTAAACTTAGACCGTTTAATAACCCTTTACGGGTTTTGGCGGGATTGCACATCCTTTTGTTACATGCCCTCCGGGCGGCAGTTATTGTCGATTTTAGTGGCATGCGATAATGACGATAGCGATCCTCGCTGTGCCCTAAATAGGGGCTCTGCCCCCCCCCTAAAGGGGACCCCCCCCGCCCTACGGGGTACCTAATACTGTAGTAATCACCCTATTGGGTTTTGATGTCGAGTAAACAAACAATTCTATTTTAAAAAATATTTCTATTTTAAAAATGATTCCTATTTTGAATATTTATCTGAATTTTCAAAGAAAATCGGATTTGCCAATTATTTGAAAATTCAGGGAAACTGCTATTTTAAATATATTATTTAAAATAAGCGATATATAAACTTTTTGGCTTTTTAATCCGCATCCATTAATTTTAGTAAAGTATACAAGAAGGATGCAGCTCCCGGAATATGAAGTAAACACTGAAAATGACGAAATTCCTACGAGTCAAGGTAAACACTGGATTGTAGTAATTAATAACCCTGAGCCTGTGGATCAGGCAAGCTTCTTGGTACATCAAGAAAAGTTTGAGTATTATATTATTGGCGAGGAAGTCGGCAAAAAAGGAACACCTCACCTACAATGTTACGTGGTCTTTGCCAAGAAAGTAAAATTCTCTGTCGTGAAAAAGTGTTTCCCAAGATGCTGGTGCCAACTAAAGTCTAAATTCGCAACGCCTGAGCAAGCCTCAAAGTACTGTGAGAAAGAAGGCAACTTCAAGTCATTTGGTACATTACCAAAAGCCCAAGGAGTTGCAGGCGGAGAAAGAAGGGCCGAAATGTGGGGAGACGCCAAAGCATTAGCTAGGGCAGACAAGCTTGATGACATCTCCCCTGAGATATACGTTAAACATTATTCGACATTAAAACGTATTCGCAGTGACGCCAGAAACAAAGTTATGAAAAAAACGCTCAACTGGACAAAATCGCCGAATAAATGGTACTACGGGCCCACCGGAACAGGTATAATATTCTCTTCGACATGGGAGTCTCTAAAGCGTTCATACTAACCTTTTAGGAAAATCTCGCGCTGCACGCGAAGAATATCCCAATGCTTATTTAAAAATGAATAACAAATGGTGGGAACACTATGATCACGAACCTGAGGTACTCATAGAGGACGTTGGCAAGACACACGAATGGATGGGTGACTTTCTCAAAATATGGGCTGATCGTTATGGGTTCCGAGCCGAAATTAAACAAGATTCTATGGTGCTACGCCCAGAAGTAATCATAGTAACTAGTAACTATCATCCTAAGGATTTATGGCCAGACCCAAGTGTTCACGAGCCCATCTTAAGAAGGTTCCAATTGGTCCATTTTTCGAAAATTTCGGACAAGGGGCAGTTT